TAAGTCCTGTTACATCTCTTATCATTTGTAAGTAATAATTATAAGTACCTATAAGTGATTGTATTTTTCCATTTGCACTAGAAGTTTGTAGTTCTTGAATAGGTACTTTACCTCTATTAGGATCTCCATCTTGTGTAAGTGATCTACCTACTATAGAACCTGTTTGGAAATACATATTTAATGCTTCTTGAGCATTGTAATTTGTACCGTTACCTAAATCAACCTCTGCTAAACCATCTACATCTACAAACACACCATCTGGAACCATTCTAGATAAGACTTGTTGTAGTTTTAGATGCGTTAGTTGTATCATATCAGCAAAGCTAACACATTTACTAACTAAAGATTCTATTCTTCCTCTGTACATTCTAGGCGCACAGATATTATAGTTCATGTTAACCTTAGTCATATTAGACATAGGTCTAGTCATGTTTTCTGCTAGCTTCCATTCAACCATGTTATCAATACCTAGTATTTTAGCACCGCTATATAGAACTTCTATTGATCTAGCTACTCTTTCAAAATTGTCATTAGCCGGTGGGGCAAATGAGTCTGGCTTTTCTAAAGCTTTTTCTAAACCTTGATCTGTTTGTTTTATTTTAAAGACTTGATTGTTGTAAGTTTTATATTCAAAAAACAACACTTGAACAATATCTGGTCCTTGATTCCAGTTTCTTAAATAATTTTGAGTACCTGGAAACTTTTGTATTTTTTCCATTTCTTCTTCAGAAAGATAAGGAAATTGTTTTTTTACTTCTGCTATAGTCATAGACTTAACTTCACCAACATAGTATATGTCTTCAAAATTAGGATCTTCTGTATAAGAATATACTAGCGAAGCAGGATCTACATATTCTACTTTTATACCATTAGCTATATTAAAATTAGTTTTAACACAACTAATACCTAAAGTAACTAAATCTAATAATAGTCTTTTTCTAGTTTCATTAAATTTGTTTTGCGCAAACACATTAGCTATAGCTTCTTCTTCAGCTATTTCAATAGACTGTTTGTAAGTTAACTGCATGTGAAGATCTAGCTCTTGTCTATTTTCTGGTAAATTCTCAGGATCACTAGTAGTCCATAAATTCATACCAACTTCTTTTTGAGCTTTTTCTAAGAAAGATCTTGCTTGTATATCTCTTAATAGACCCTCAGCATAATTAGTTCTTTTTTTCTGTGACTCTGGATCTTGAGCGTAAGCTTTTATATCGTAGTCTCTATTAGCCATTCCGTTAACTACTATGTCTACAAATTTAGAAATAATAGGAACAGGTTTCCAGTCTAAATTAAGATAAGACATATCACCATTGATAGATAATTCGTCTTTGTATTTTTGTACTGACTGCTCTCCTCTAGCGTATAGTCTTCTGTTATGAAACTGTGAGTAGTTTGTCATAAATCTATCGCCGCCATTTTGACCACCTCTATTCTGTCTAAACCACTCGTTCTCTATAGCTCTTCCTACAAGAAGCCCATATTCCCAACTGTTCTTTTCTTCATCCGGTACTACCTGACTTGGAAACGTGCTATTGTAATTAGTTGTAATCATCTATTTTATTATTTTTGAAATGTGTCCTTTATTGTCGTACGAGCTAAATCCTAAGGAAACTTTTTCTCTTATTATTTCATTAACTGGTCTATATTTATTTTTATTACAAGCCATTAAAGCTAGTCCTGAGCTTATAGAAGCATCATGCTTTGTTCTATTGTTTATATCAAACGCTGCCCAGTCTTCTAAAGTTCTTTGAAAATACATGTCACCATGAGTATCTCCTAAATGACCCACATAATTTTCTATGTAAGTTTCTATAGCCGCTGCGTGCGCTTGTTTAATGTCTTCACTAGAATTAGGTATTCCTCCTATTTCTCTTTCTGTTATTGATAGCTTATTATAAATCTTATCAGGTCTATTCATACAAAAATGTCTATAACCTCTTCTTCTAAAATGATATAATAACCTAGGCTTATTGTTTTCTATTAATATAGGCATACCATAAAAATGACAAGCCATTAAAACGTCTTCAAAAAATATCTCTGCAGTCTGTGGTCTAGCGATATATTCTAAGAAAAAAGAATTATAAGGTGCGTCTTCCATGCTAAACTTAGTTAAACCATGTAAAGATCCATTAGATCCTTTACCGTCAACTGTTCCAGATATATCGTAGCTATCACATCCAAAAGCTCCTATATGTTCATTGCCTGGATATTTTAAACCATTTTTCTTTACAACTGTATTCTGCAAGTTAATCGGTGGAACCCATGATACCTTAAACCTACCATTAGAGTTTGGCATAAATATAACACTAGTATCTTTAATACCACCTTCCCATTGAAAAGAACCTGTTGTAACAAGACCTGAGTACTTCGCTTCTTCATTATAATCTATTTGTTGATATATCTTAGTTAAGTTAAACAAAGACATCTTAGACTCATCTCTAAACGCGTGCTTAGTAGTACGTGGAAACTGTCTGTAGAATTCATTTAAACCATCTTGATCATGCTTTAATCCTTCTACTTCATTATCCCAATACTCTATTACACCAATTTTTATTATGCCTCCATGAGGTCCATATGTTTTTTTGGTAGGTGTTTCGAAGACAGGAAAGCCATAAGCATCAATGTATCCTTCGTAGTTCCATTCCATAGGAATGAACAAAGAATAGAGTCCCGAACTAGTCTGTCCGTTGGCGTTTCTTTTTCTAACATCTGAGTCATCATATAATTTTTTAAAATTTCTACCTCCTTTGTCTAGAGCATTTGATGTTGATCCCATCATGCACTTTCCAATAATTCTTGATCCTAACCTAAGAGTTGTTTTTGTAACTCTCCAGTTATTAAGTATATTATTAGGTCTTTCCCATTTCCCTGATTCATCGTGGACAAGGAGTTTGAGTTTCTCCCCATCGTAGGCGTTATCCCCGGTGTTCTTCCAATCAATAGTTGTGTCAAGTCCTGCAAGATCCTCGGGTTTGTCTGTCGAGGTAATACTTCTTCTGGTAAACTTGCTAGCTGGGACTCTGTATGCCAATTCGGTTTTAGGCCTATCCATACCGTCCTGGATGGGCTTGAAAAAGAATGGATAATTAACGGATATAGGTACAACTTTATCTGTAAACATCTTCTTAGCATCAGCACCAGATTTAGACAAAATTCCAAAACGTGCGTCGGTTGATATAGTCGCAGAGTTAACACACTCTCCTGACGCCATAAACGAGAAACCTGAGCGTCGATTCTTGAGATAGCACATACCATAACACCTGGAGTCTGCATATACCGCGGCCCAGAATATGAAAAATATACGGTTTGCTTCTCGAAAATCTGGTTGACCAACATCAATCTTAGACCATTGTAAATACATATAATGAGTGCCTGTGATATAAGTAGGTATATCTTTATTTATATACCAAAAACCTTCTTCACGGCGTTTAAACTCATTGTCAATGTAGTCGTAATATTTTTCTTTAAAGTCTTCAGGATATTCTCTCCAATCAAAGACTGTTTTAATTCTTTTTAATTCTTTAGGATAATCAAATGGTGTCCATCTATTTTCTTTAAACTTGTGGATGTCTTCAGCTTTTGGTAAAGCTATTTTTAAATTTTGTATCTCGTACACTTCTCCAATTTGACCAGTCTTAGATATAACAATCATGTCATGATCTTCGTTATATCCATACTCCCATTTATTATACCTATTCATTCGCTTAAGAATTTTAGGTTTAACATGATCGGGTAATATCTTATATAAATTTTGCTCGTACATTACTTAGATCTTCCTTCAGCAAAGCCACGAAACACAACTTCTTTTTTAACTTCTTTAGGTTTTTCCTCAAGCTTGTTTTTTTCTTCTTCTATTCTATTCAATATTTCAAAAGCATCAAATATAGCTAGCTTCTTTGTAGCTGCTGCGTTTTTTAATCTATCCGCAGTTATATCATCGCCTGTATCTATTATAGGTTCTTTAGCTACCTTTATAAGTTCTTCAACTGCTACTTGTCCAGCTAGGATTATATTGAGTTTGGTTTTCTTTACGCTCATATTTAATTACAATATCATTAGATTTCATACAGTATAATAGTTCTTCATTTAGATTAAATTCCCATTCTCTACTGGGTCTAAAACCTACAGTGTCCCCAGGAGTTATTCCTAGTGACTCTAAGCGACTATTACCAATTTTTAATATACCAACTAGTTTTTTAGTTTTAGCGGTGTCAAATTGATCATCATTTTTAACAGGTGCTATAAAGCATCTATCATTAAATGATAACCATTTGTTATTCTTCTTATATAAATACACTTGATCTGGATAAACAATATACATGTCATCTTTAAAATAGCCAGAGCCGTTTCTTTCTACACCTTTTATATCGTACCATCTTCTAAATATATTATGATGAACTATAATTTCGTCACCAATTTTTATATCAGAACACATAGTTATAGGAGTAGAAACAACTATAGCTTTTCTGCTAATGTGTTTAAAACTTTCTATTTGAGTATTGACTATAAGTTTTTTGTCTCCTATACTTATTTCATTGTCATACCTATTATCGATAGGTTTAACAATAAAGTTATAAAATCCATTCATTAATACTGTAAATCGTATTCTACTGAAATAGACATATTGGAGTTAAATTTTTTCCAAGGAAGTATTTCATTACTTTTTTTGATAAAAATATTATAAGACTTGTCTTGTTCGTCTAAAAGTATATGAGATATTTCATGACCTCCGTACACTTGTTGACCAACAGAATAATGCATCGCGTCATTCTTGTAGTCTGACCCGATGCTTATCTTTCTAATATTACTTTTTGTCATCTACAGGAAGTTCTGAGATCTCTCCAGTCTTTAAGTCTACCTGTACTTGACCAAACTCGTCTTCAAGTTCT